TTGATGCGCAGAGTAAATTTACTACTGATATTGTCTGGACTAACAGCATTAAAGATGTTAAATTTTAATTTTTTGCTGATTTAGTTACAGCTATTGTTGCTAATATCAAAATTAATATCTACTTTTACCAATGGAAAATAAAGACAACAAATCAAACGAAATGAGTGAAGAAGTTATTACAAATGATGCTACGAAAGACGGTGCTAATGCAAGTGTAGTTAAAGCTGATTCTACTAATGCTATTGCACAAGCAAATAAAGATGTAATTACTCGTAATCTCGCCGTTCTTGGTGAATATAGAACTTTTGCTGAAAGTTTAATTAATACTGATCTTGGTGCGAGATTTAAAGAAAATGTTGTTAAAGATGGAATTGCCACTGAAGTTATTAACATTGATAACATGGTTACTTGTTTATTAACTGGGCAAGAATTAGGTCTTTCTCCTATGACTTCTCTCGCTTATGGTCGTAATCTTAATCTTGATGCAATTCAAAAGGTTGAGTTAGGTAAAACTCTTGGTCTTAGTGTTACTGCTTCTTTAAAGAATATTTTTTGTTTTGAAAGTGGTGGTACTAGACAAGTTTATACAGGTATCAATGTTGTTGAAGGATGTCTTAATAAACATCATATTGATATTGATATTGATGAAGATTTTGTTCCTGTGTATAAATATTTCAATTTACAACTTGATAAACCTATTATTGAATTTAATCCTGATCGTCATATTGATGTAGATGAATATAATGATGATTATGTTAGATCTGCGATGGCTGAAAAAGGTATGGTTCCTGTTAGTCGTGTTATTGACACTTATCGTACTACTGTTTCACTTATTAGAAAAGGTAAGAAAACTACTATTTCTTATACTCTTCAAGAAGCTATAGATGCAGGTCTTAAATCGGGTAAACATTCTATAACGGGTACTGATGTTAAAGGTAAAGATAATTGGGATAAACATACACGTGCGCTTATGAGAAAAATGGCAATTATGCTTGCTGCACGTATCTGCGCTAATGATATTCTTAATGGTATGTATTGTGATGTTGAACTTAAAGATGTTAAATCAATTAATGATGATACTATTGATATTCAATACGTAGAAGCAGATGATAACGCTAATTATTAAAAATTAAATACCGTTTGTGGTAATTATATTGCAAACATCTATCTTACATAAACTATTAATAAAGTTAAAGTCATGGAAAAAATGAATTTTGATTTCTTGAAAGCTGGTATCAATGAAGGTCGTTTTGAAACTGTAGCTAAAGCTGCTAAAGTAAGTGATGAAATTCGTCCGGAGCTTGTTGCTAATATCTCCATCAATAAGATGTGTATTAACGGTCTTGCTTCTAAAATGTTGAACATTGAAACAGGTGACTATATGAAAGCTATGGTCTTGACTGCTGATCAATGTGAAAACGATATTAATAAGAAGTTCTTCATCATGGTATCTAAAGTTAAAACAGATGATATGATGACGTTAGCCGCTGTTGGTAAAGCTAAAGGAACTGGACGTAAATTGTTCTGCTCTTATGCAGCTTGTTATTCACAATTCTTGCAGAATACTGTAGATGCGCAAGCTATCACTGCTGATAAATTAGCTGAGCTTGGTTATGCTTACGGAATTGATAAGAAAGATTCTGAAGGTAAACCCTATACTAAGTATACTGCAAATCGTGAAGTTCATTATGAACTTGTTGATACCGGTATTGACTATCCGAACTCTGATGGTTCTATGTTAAGAATCTATGCTTGTGTTAATGCTCAAGTTATCGAACGTCCGTATGATCCTTCTGTTGAAGCTGAACAAGCAGCTGATGAAGCAGAAGAGAAGCATGATGCTCCGATAGCTGTTGAGGATGCACCAGTAGCAGAAGCTGAGGTAGCTCAAGAAGCAAAAGCTGAAAATGAAGATATTTAATCTTCTATAAGTAATCCATTGATTTGGAATCTATCTTACAAAAGGAGGAACTAACAGGGTTCCTCTTTTTTTTACTCTTTAAATTATTTGTAAAATGAGTGAAGTAAATAAAAGTCAAGTTGGTGTTATTAATTTTGGTGAAGTTGTTGTTACCCAAGACAAGAAGTTTAAACCTCGTGAAGAGTTCAACAATTTGTGTCAAGCTCATCTCGTATCTGTAGAGATTAAGGATACTGAAACTCCAAAAGTAGATGAAAATGGAATCGCTTCCACGTATGAATATGCTGGTATTCCAGTTCCTACGATCGTATTCCGTTATAAAGAAGAACCTGTTCCTGGTGATGAAGTTGATCGTTTCTATACCGATTCTTTCCGTATAGTTACTACTCGTAAAACTGATGGGACACAAGTAGATGTTAAAACATTTACTTCTATTGTAACTGAAGCTTATCGCAATTGCCGTCATCGTCTTGACGCTTATATCGGTTGTCCTAACTTTGTTGAACCAGGTTTTCCTCAACCTATTGATATGAACGCTGGTATTAATGAACGTATTGCTCAATGGAGAGCTTTCTGTGAGTTCTTTGTTAAAGCATTTAATGCTGGTAAAGATGGTAAGCCTGTATTCTTAGATGAAAAAGGTGAACCTATTGTTGTTTGGATGAAACTTCTTGCTCATTATGGAGATCGTAAATATCTTTGTACTCCGGGCTTTGTTGGTCAAGGTTATATTGAACGTGTTATTAACGGTAAAAAACCTTCTATTGAAATTCTTCCGGGTGAAACTGTTGAACTTTCAAAAGATGCTGACAAAGATGAGAAATCAAATAGTGCTGCTGCTGAAGCTGGAGTTGCTATGGATTACGGTCAAGGTCAAGGTGTAAATGCTGATACTATTAACGCTTTGAAGAATCGCTATGCTGGTAACGGTGGTGGAGTTGGAAAATATTAAGATGTAACTTAGACTTTTGAAGAGGGTGGAGAAATCTACCCTCTTTTTTTGTTTCTATTGGTTTGGTGCTTAATGTTGCAAATGCTCCGCTCTCGACCACAGTCTTGTTCCCTACTGGGGACTGCAAATGCTACAAAAGATGTAAATATGTGGAGTACAAGTGATAAAGATTATATTTTGAATACACTTGATCAAGTACATATTTATTCTGTCTTTCTTAATATTCCTGAAACAGAGATAAATAATTGTATTTGTTTACGCAATTATAAAATCTCTAATCCTCTTCGTTATGATCCTAATCCTTCTGTTAGTTTTAAATGGTATGGTAATAAGTTAATTTTTCGTGATTTTGCTGATTATCGTTATAGAGGTGATGTATTCGAGATTGTTGGTTTAGTTCTTAAAAAGAATTGTACTAATAATAAAGATTTCGTTGATATTTGTTCTCATATTATTGAATATGCTTCTGATGTGCAGAATGATTCACCTTATATTAATCGTGTTTATCAAAGTCAAAATAGAATTATTAATAATGAACTCCGTATTATTACAACTGTAAATCGTAAAGCATCCTTTTATGATTACAAGTATTATAATCAATTTGGTATTACTAATGATTTAGTTGATAGATTTGTTAAAGTAGTTGAATCTTTTAAGATTGATGGTATTAGTAATCCATATTATTATACTCGTCATGATCCTTGTTATGAATATCAAGTTAATGATGGTTGTATTAAACTTTATTTTCCATTTAGAAATAAGCATACTGCTAATCGTTTTATTACAAATAATAAATGTCCTCTTGAAAATCTTGAGACTTTAACTAATACTAATTATAAGTTGATTGTTAAATCTCAAAAGGATAAACTATTAATGTTACGAATACTGAGAGAGTTGAGAATTAATGATGTTGGAGTTTATGTGATTGCTAGTGAAACTGCAAAACTTCCAGATGATATTGTTGATGTTTTACGAAAAACTACTAAATCTAAAGTTTATGTAATGCTTGACACAGATAACACAGGTCTTACATCTGCTATCGAATATGAAAAGAATTATGGCTTTACAGCTTTATTTATGACTAAAGGTTATAGTGCTAAAGATCCTACAGATTTAGTTCGTATTACTGATTACAATTTCGTTAAAAAGAAATTTGCTAATATGTATTTAAATGAAATCGTAAATGGTAAAGAAAGAAGAGTTGTGTCCTGATGCACAACGTCTATTATGTGATGGTATTCCTTTGAAACGTTTTGATGATGGTACTAGATATTTTCTTTATCCGATGAATAAAGAAGATTATGCTATAGTTATTAAAGCTATTACTGATTTACGTGAAGTAATGAGTAAGATGTCATATCAAAACTCTCAAATTAAATTAGGTCAATTCATTCATACTTGGGGATTTAATCCTTTTAAAGAAGGAGCATTTATGGGTGAAACTAAAATTAAATCTGATGATGATTTTAAGATTATTGAAAGTCTTTTTGAAGTAACTCAAGGTAAACTTCATAATAAACAAACGCTTACTGGAAGCTATCAATGTTTCTGTCATAAGAACTTTCAAACTATAGCTTATGCTCCCCATAAGACTATACGTGATTCTTGGAATTGTATGCTAATTGCTTATAATAATCCAACTCACGCTATTGTTTTACTTCATAATATTGATGAAGATGGCAAGCGTATATGGGGATGATAAGAGTACTACTCTTTATAAACGTGATGCTCTGGGACGTATCGTGTATTGGCAAATAAGCACTAATGGAATTAACGATAAGGTATCATTTGGCTTATTTGAGCAACTTTCGGATGTCGGACAAGTAATTATATCAGCTTCAACAAAAACGTCTTATAATAGCCAAATCAAGCGTAAAATCGACAGAGGTTATAAGACAGCCGAAATGTATGGTATTACTGATGATATGTATGAAAGTGCAAATCAACTTCATGATTTACTCGATAATGTTATTCCTAAATTCGCTACTGATGCAAATAATGTAGATAAACCTATGAAGTGTCAGAAGTGGAAAAGAGGTATATTCGATTATTCTAATGGTGCTATGGCTGATCCTAAAATAAATGGTGTTCGTTGTACTATAAAATATGAAGCTATCGATAACGGTTTATTTGGTATTAGTCATGAAGTTGTTATTCGTAGTAAAGAAGGTCTTCGTTATAATGTAAAACATATAGAAGATGCTTTTGATAGATATGTATTTTATCGAGAAGATTATAAGAATATTACTTTTGATGGTGAGCTTTATATTAAAGATCAAAAGAATACAACTATAGGTGGTGCTGCTCGTAATCCTAAAAATCCTCTTCATAAACAACTTCAATTTGTTAATTTTGATCTTAGTATTCCTGATATGTCTAATATAGATAGATATTGGTTACGTAGATCAATAATGAATGATGCTAAACTCGAAGCTATACTTCAAAATGATTCTGATTCTATATTTATTCAAAATTCTATTTGTCAACATGGCTGTACAACTAAAGCTAAAATTGTAGCATTATGTTCTATAATTAATGTTGAAAATGATAAAGATGTTGAAGATTATAGAGACGCTTGTATTGAGCATGGTTATGAAGGTTGTGTTATTCGAGTTAAAACTGCTGAATATCAGTTTGGTTCTCGTCCACAAACTATGATGAAAGCCAAACGTTGTGAAGAAACTGAATGTCTTTGTCTTGATATACTTGTTGATAAAATAACAAAAGTTATTGATGGTAAAGAGATTACTTATGAATATGCTAAGTTTAAATGTAGGAATGATTTAAATAATGAAATATTTGAAGTTAAACCTACATCTGTTTATAATGATGTTACTGATGAAACTATGACAAGTGATTATATTTTAGGTCATAGAAATCAATTCATTGGTAAATTACTTGCTATTAAGTTCTATGAAAGAACTGATAAAAAAATTCCATTTAATGCTAATGCTTATGGAATTCGTGATTATGAAAGTAATGATGATTAATATATGGAAGTAGACAATCCTTTTAAAGAAATTGATGAAGCTAAAGATGTTTTTAAAGAAACTTCTAATGTAAAAGAAGAACTTGCTACATTAGCTATTACTTCTGATAAATATAAACCTATTACCGTAAATGGAATTACTGTTCCATCTCTTGTAAGAATGGATTCTCCAGATGATCCTTATATTTGTAAAGATATTAGAACAATTAATGATTTACATAAAGATGAAATTGATTGGCTTAATACCAATATTAATTTTATTCTTGATACAAATGGAGATTTTATTCCTGTTACAAGTGGTAATCAATTTGTATTTTATCAAACTCTTCTTAAGATTCAATATTATATTTATGTTCATAATGTTCCTATTGAATTCTTTGATGGTAACAATGAAAATGCTCGTTATTATAAGATTTGGAATATAGGTTATCTTATTGATAATGAAAATATAGATTTAGCTTATACTCCTGAATTTAGAGTTACTATTGATTTTAATATGGCTGCTGAAGTTGAATCTCGTGATCATGCTGTTAAAATGTTTAATAGATATACTTATGGTTTAATCAAAGATCATATTAAAATAATAGAATATAAAGTTCCTAAAGGTAGTCCTATTGCTAAAGCAAAGTGTTCAGCTAGATTAATGTTTAGTTCTTTAGAAGCTGTTGAGGAATGGTTAGAAAATGAAGTTATGACTTCAACTGAATCTCCTTCAAATAATCATATATTTTCTTTCTTTCCTAAACTTAATCCTTTGTATCTTAATTCAAGAGTTAAAACTACTGATACATTTAGTTTTTATGCTAATCCTAAAGCATGGATTGCTCAAAATGATTCTGGTAATACTTATAAAGCTAAAGTTAATATGCTATTATTTCCGGAATTTATTGGTGAACTTAACATTACTACTTATATTTCCGCAGCTAAAACTATTGAAGTTGAAATGGAACATCTTTCCAATCGCATTAAAGCTCTTTGTGATAAATATATTTATAAGAAAGCTTAATTATGGATGCTGTTTCTAGTGTTACAAAAGAAATGTTTCGTAGATACTTCTTAGCAGCTCTTGTTAGTATTGGTATCCCCAATAGTAAAGGTAATGAGTTTTGTGATGAAAATAGTACAATACGTCTTCAGGATATGTATGTTTGTACTATTATTTCTATGAAAATTGATGACTTTATGGAAGCTATTATTCCAGATTATAAAGGTTGTATGCCTAATAATACTTGGAAAGATATAGTTGATTATAATTTTTCAGATGATTAGATTATGAGAGTTTATTTTAGTAAAACTATTCCTTTTGGCAAATTTATTGCTATTAATCTATTTGCTAGACTTTATATTAAAGATAAAGATAGAAGTAGGATTAAATATTTTATTAGAAATTCTCGTAGATATTTTCATCTTATTCAACATGAACGTTCACATACTAAACAACAAAATGATCTTCTTGGTATTTTCTTTTATATTTGGTATGTAGTTGAATGGTTATTTAAACTCTTTACTGAAGGTCAAGCTTATAAAGAACTTTCATTTGAACGTGAAGCTAGACATAATGAGTTAGATGTTGATGATTATGATGTTCGAGTTTATATTGAAGATGGATCAATTCTTATACATTCTAAAGGAATTAATACATCTAATATTATCATTAATAATCTTATTGATGATGCTAAGAATATTAAATATATTGAATTTATACCCATGAAGACTAAAGGTTCTCTTATTGGTCGTAAATGGGGTAGTTGGTTGAAATATGTTTTTAAGCGGTAACTCCGCTACGCATATATTAATTAGTTATTTTGACACTTGCCGATATTGATGTGAATCACTCGGTTAAAGCCGCTGGTCTTAATTGACTAGCGGCTATTTTTGTTTAATCTAAAATTGTTATTATGATATTTGAAGAAGCTCTTAAAGCCGTTAGAAGTAAAAAAGCTATTGCTTTTAGAAGTAGTTGGGAAGGACATAAGTTTATATTTTGTCAAATTCCTGCTACTATTTCTGCAAATATAATTCTTAATATGCAAAGTCTTCCTGATATTGTTAAAAATGAAATATTAAAAAAGGATTATGCTATAATAAATTATATTAATCAGATTTGTGTTTTTAAAGATGGACATATCACTTATTATACTCCTAATGGAGAAGATATGTTTGCAACAGATTGGAAAATTATTAGTGATACTATTCCTTGTTAAAATTAAATTGATATTATGAAAGAATTTGATGAATATCAAAAGTTTACTGCTACTACAGATATATATCCCGATGATGATTTTAATATAGGGTATAAAGCTTTAGGTCTTACTGGTGAAGCCGGTGAAGTTGCAGATAAAATTAAAAAAATTTATCGTGATAAAGATGGTAATTTCAATGTAACTGATGAATTAGAAATAGCTAAAGAACTTGGTGATTGTCTTTGGTATATTTCTCGTATAGCTGATGCTATAGGATTTGAATTATCTGGTATTGCAAAGCTTAATGTGGATAAATTATCTAAACGTAAATCTGAAGGTAAACTTCATGGTTCAGGGGATAATCGATAAGTTATGGCTAAAAAAGATAATGTTAATCATCCTAAACATTATACTTCTGACCCTAGTGGTATAGAATGTATTGATATTACTCGTCATAGAAATTTTAATGTAGGTAATGCTATTAAATATCTATGGAGAGCTGGACTTAAAATCGATGCTGATAAATCTTCTATTAATAAACAAATTGAAGATTTAGAAAAAGCTGTTTGGTATATTGTTGATGAAATTCATAGACTTGGTGGTAGATGTACTGTTAAAACTGATTCAATTAATACTTGTTTGCCTATAGATAATGAAAGCATTATTGAAGCAGTATTAAATTATCATATAAAAATTGATAATAGAGAAATTAGTATTTTAGGTTTAACTAATGGTGATAATGATATTAAATCTAATATTAATACTTATCTTAAATCCACTTTACTTGATTTATATAATGCTATTGATGCTGATGGTCAAACCAAATTAAATATGTAAGTATGCGATTCGTTAAACCTATTGCTGTTATTCATACAGCTCATAATTTAAAAGGTGGTCTTCAATTAGCTGAATTTGCTGGTCGTCTTTGTTATAAATCTGAAAGTAAGATTGAACCTGGAAGTTATCAGAAATTTCTTTTTATGCTTATGAATAAAGGTCATACTTCTATTTTAGAGCATTGTCCTATTTATATTTGTGGTTATAAAAATGATTTAGGAACTGTTGCAAATGCTATTATAAAATCTTCTTTTTCTAGATTTACTACTAGAACAGATACTGTAACTAGCACAAATCCTTTTTGTTATATTTATAGTAATCTTAGAGTTGTTTATAATTTTGATTCAGATTTCGCTAAGCAACTTGTTATGACTTCTACTATGGAAGGAGATGATATTTGGAAAGATCAAGGTGTTGCATGGTTTGTTCCAAAATTTAATAGTCCTTATGCTCGTATGAGTGCATATATAACTACTCTTAGAAGTGTTGTAGATGACCTTGTTCGTGAACGTGTTCAATCTATGGCTGTTGAATCTACTCGTTGGTGTGATTATTCTAATAATAGTAAATTTGAAGGTATTACTTTTTGTTTACCTCATTGGATTAATTATAGTATTTTTGATTCTTGTATGAAAAGATTTTTAGCTGATGTTAAAGAAGCTAATATCAATAAAGATAAAATCGATAAACTTTATGATTATGAAGATATTGCTTTTTGTCTTTATCAAAATACAGAAGCTATTGAAGCTAAACGTTGTTATCATTATATTAGAGCTTCTATTCTTGATGAAATCTTATATAATGAAGCTAAAGATGAACTTAAACTTCCTGCGCAAGATGCACGTGAGTATTTATTTTTAGGCGTTAAAAGTGAAATGTATTATACCGGTTATAATGAAGATTGGGATAATATAATTGAAAAACGACTATATGATAAATATGGTAAAGCCCATGAGAATATGCATGTGATTATGCAAAAATGTAAAGATCATCTTGATTCTATTCGTGTATCTCAAAAGGCAGCACAAGATGACGGAACGAGTAAAAGTGCAAATAAATAAAATTGCAGCATTTATACCTGTCAAAGAATATCTAAAATTATATGGTATTCCTACTACAGTTTTTCATGGTCATTCTTTAGATATTCCTATGACTTTTAAACAGCAAGTTTCTAAAGATGAAATTCTTGTTTATGAGCCTTTAAATGGTAAACATTCTCTATATAATATAGATAGAATACTTGTTAAAGATATTGTTGTTCGTTTTAAAGATATTGAAGATTATACTCATTACCAAACTGAATTAGATTTCGATGAATCTGTTTGAAATACAAACTAAACTTGATAATATATTTAATCAAGTTATAGAAAATGAAGGTGAACTAGATGAATCTCTTGCTTCTGAACTTGAGATTGCTCAAGAAGAACTAGATGATAAACTATATGCTTATTCTTTTGTAATAGATAGATATTCTAGTGATATTGCTTTATTGAAACAATACAAAAAAGCACTTGATGATCGTATTGCTAGATTTGAAAAGAATCAAGATAAACTTAAAGATGCTATTGCAGAAGCTGTTTATAAATATGGTGATCCTGTAGTCAAGAAAAATAAAGATACAGGTCTTAAAGAAGAAACTGGAGCTTATTCTTATAAAACTCCTGTTATTACTATTAATGTTCGTAAAACTAAAACTGTTGAAACTGATAATGACTTATATAATCATTTTGCCTTATCAGTTGTCCAGCATATCAGTGATAATTCCATATCAGATATGCCAAATTTGCCCCAAATTAGCGCATTTGCGACCATTAATATATCAAGTGGATTAACAATACCACAAGCAGCCAAGTTGCGGGAAATGGCCTCTAATGCAGGAATCCAGATAGATGATTCAGATATTAAAGTTAAAGTATCTAATAAGGAACTTAAAGATATACTTGATACTGAACCTGAAGGTCTTGATGCTTGGACACTTGGTGAAAAGGATGTTGTAACTATTAGAAAGTAATTAACTATTGAAACAAAACTCGTATGCCTTTTGTAAATTATCAAAGACGTCCTCTTATATTTAATGAAATGGGTAAACCTATTAATGATTTAAGTATTGAAGAGGCAATTAAAACTGCTGGATTAGATTATAAAGTTGGTATTAAAGAAACTCGTGTTCGTCTTGCTGACGTTAATGATCCAGATAAGTTTCTTCTTTATAAAGTTCCAAATTCTTTTGCTACTTATAGAGAAGATAATAATCATGTATTTGGTGCTGTTGGTTCTAAATATGAAGTTGTTCAAAATTCTGTTGCTCTTGATTTTATTAATCAAGTCTGTGATTATGATAAGACAGTTCGCATTGAAACAGCAGGTGTATATAAAGATGGAGCAAGTATGCTTGTAACTGCAAAGTTTCCTGAAGCTATGACTATTGGAAATAATGATCTTATTGATAAGTATTTATTATTTACTAATAGTCATGATGGTTCCGGTTTAATAACTTGTGCTGTTACTAATATTCGTGTTGTTTGTAATAATATGCTTAATCAAGCTATTAAAAATGCTGATTCGGTATTTGGATTTAAACATACGAAAAATGTTCATAATGCTATTATGAGTGCAGTTGAAAAAATTCGTTCTGCACATATTTATCATGAAGCTCTTCAAGAATCTATGCAAGCTCTAAAGAATGTTTCTGTTAGTGGTAGAGATGTTAATAAATTTGTTTATGATCTCTTTCTTACTGCTGAACAACAAGATCATATGAAATTAAGAACTAGTATATATTCTGCTGATAAAGAAGTTATATCTACTAAAACTCAAAATAAAGTTATTGCTGTTCTTGATACAATTGAAAAAGGTGTTGGTCAAGAATTACATAGAGGTAGTATGTTATGGCTTTATAATGGAGTGAATTGTTATATGAATAATGTTGTTGATTATAAGTCATCAGAAGATCGTTTTGAAGCTCTTACTAAACGTACAGCTTGTAAAGTTAATCAAAGAGCTTTTGATCTTGCTTTGACTTCTTTAAGAGCTGCATAATGGAAGATCAGAAAACACATACGTGTTATATTGAAATTGATGGTAATGTAATCACTCGTGATGCAAACGGAACTCTTATTAATGAATTTACTGGTAATTGGTCTGTTTTGCATAAAGTATATAGATTTGCTACTATGACTGCTACTGAAAAGCAGAAACATAAACGCATTTCTCCTAATCTTTATATTGGTAGTATTAAGTATGTTATGCGACATCCAGGTACTAATCAAAGTTTTATTGTTAATTCTACTCAAATTAAAAAGATTTTACCTTATATTGTTAATGTAAATAAAGTTAATTTTGGTGGACTTAATGAATGTGGTGTTGATAGTGAAATTGATTATTAGTCTTCTAAGCATAGTGCTGTTACAAGTGCTATGCTTAGTTCCGCACGCAGCCACAAGCACTTTCCCTACTGGGGATTGGAAAGCTCCTTTAGCATTATTAATGCTATTAAGAGTATATTCTTTATAATCATGATCACTAACAAGTTTGCCAATAGAATTATCAATATAATGATTATAAACATAGTGGAACTATGCAGACCCCGGTAGAGGGATAGATGTGGAAGCGAGAGGAATCTAGCGTTAGCACTAGCAGTATTAGGTTTAGTATAGATACAAAAAGAGAGGACTGACAGTATTATCTGAAAGTCCTCTCTTATTTTTTTTAAGTCCAACAGAAGTTCTTACTTATTTAGTTCAACTATCATCTGTAGTATTGGGTTCTGTTGCATATAATATGTATTGTTCTTTGGTAAATAGAACATCTTGTTGTATTGATTGAATAACGGAATAGTTTTCTTAAATGCAATCCAACGTTTATCTTCATCTTTATATGTACCTCTATCATAAAGCATTTCTTCATCATCTACAATCATTGGAGCAATAAGTGTCCAATAAGCAAGATTAAGAACATTAGATATACTTGTTTCAAAAGGTATAGGTGCCTCCATAGTACGTTTATAGAATGAATAAAGACCCCAAGGTGAAGTTTCATAAAGTTCAGTTTGAACACCATAAATAGTATAACAAGCAAGAGCAAAGAATAGATTTTCATCAAGTTCATCGTCATCATCTGATGCAGCATACATACTTGCAGCAACAAGAGATAAACCAACAAGAGTTGTAAAATTAAACATAGCTCTTTTAATATTAGCTTTTTGAGCTTGAGGTAAAGTATTATATCTAAAGTTTATATCTTTGAACCAATATAATAAACCGCAGAACCCATTGAATATAGCTTTAGCTTTAGTAGCAAAATCAATATCTTCGCCATTTTCTATAGCTTTATCAATAGTTTCTCTATAAGCACTTTTACCATTGGATAATATAAAATTTATCATATCCATGTAAGCACCACTTCTATAAGATTCAAGACGTTCATCAAATACAATTTTGCCTACACGTTTACCCCAATATCTAATAAAGTTAGGACGAAGCCATTTACGGAATTGAAGAATAACTTCTCCCCACATCTTACCAGATAGCATAGATTTATCAAAAGTATTATAAATACCATGAAGACTATGATTAACGCCTTTAACTTTACCTAAGAATTTAGCAAAATCTTCAAGAGTTATACCACTATTTTCTTTAATTGAAGCTATACCATCTTTAAGTTCAAATGCATCATATAGAGTAGTATGATTAGATTCAAATTTTTTCTTGGCATCTTTTAGTGCTTCTTTATAAGCTTTAGCATAATTGTTTTTCCATTCTTTAGTAAAGTTATTAGCTTTATAAGAAATGAATCTTGAAAGATAATCTACAAATTCAATATTATTACCTTTAAGAGATTCTTGTTTAGTCTTATAATTTTTATATCTAGTAAAGGTATCAGCATTTACCATTTGTTCAAACATCTTTTCTCTAAGTGAGAACACAAATTGATCATAATTCATAATAGAACCAGCAACAATTCTATGAGTTTGCATAGCAGATAAAAATGTAGCGAATTGAAGATAATGTTCACCAATAGTATTAGGAGAGAACATTATATTATCCCATTTAGACATACCAAGAGAAACAATATTAGTCTTAGTATCTACTCCAGCTTCAATATGATCTTCAAAAATATTACCAGCTAACTTCATTAAAGCTGCATCAAGATTATCACAAGTATATTCACCAAGTGACGCCCATAATGAGGGAAGAGCTTTAACATACATTTCATGAGCTTTAAGAAGTGTAGCTTTAGTAGTAAATTCACCACCAGTTGCTTCACTTACAATATTAATATGACCTGTACCAATATTCTTTAAAGCAGCAGTTAAGTTCATCCACATAAGAGATTTACTATTAACTGTATGAAGTGTATTAAGAAGTTGATCAGTTAATGTATTAATACGATTCTTACCTTCAAAAGCATCATAAAAAGCTTTAAATCTTTCAAAAGCATAAGTATCTTTACCTTTCTTAGTAACAACTTCAGTTTTCTTAGTATAAAGAGATAAAACTTTATTAATAATGTTTTTACTCTTAACACCGTATTCTCTAGCTTGAAACTCAGGCATAGAAAGAATAGTTTGAAGAAGATTGAGTTCAGGCTCAAAATCACGATTAATCTTAATACGTTTAAGTTGATTAATGTAATTAAGAGTTACATTAAGAGGATCATAATTCATTCTATCTTTAAGCTCACTCATTTGCTTATCAGATAGAGTTTGATTATATTCAACTATATCGCTAATAGAAGTTATAGGCTTATGATAATTTCTATGTTTAGCTATATTATTAGCTTTTTCAATTAAAGCATTATAAGTATCAACATTAGTTATAGAATAAAGATCATATTTAATTCTACCTCTAACTTCTGGACGATTAAGAGCTGTAGCTTTAAGATAATATTGAGTTTCACCACTTAATGTATTCTTATAATCATCATCTTGTAATTCGTGCCATCCAACAGCTTGTTTAAGAACATCTCTATAACTAGCAGATATAAATGTTGGAAAGAAGTTTGCTCCTTTAACAGTGTTAGGCATAGCAACATCATTAAGTTCTGCAAATAGTTCTTGCATTTCAACAATCATATCAATATCATTTCTAGTAAGTTTACTAAATTTACCATCACGATATTCAGAACGACAAACTTTAATTTCAAGAAGAACTTTATTAGTAGTTTGACCTTGAACTTTAAGTTTAATACCATTTGCTTGAGCAAACTTCTTACGTATCTTAGATTTATAAACACGTTCTATAAGTTTAGTATAATAATACGCTTCAGTATCAGTAAGGTTAGGAAAATATGCTTTAGGATTAGCATATACATCTTCTAATTTTAATTCAAGTCTTCCTTTATATTCAGCAGGAATAGAAACATTCATTGTTGAATAGATACCTTTACCAGCAGCTTTTACTCGTTTAATATGAGCTTTTTCAAGTTTAGCTAAAGCATCTTGTGCATTTTTAACTGTAATAAAATCATCAGATTCAAGTGCAGGTTCAAGAGCTTTTCTTTCACGAATATATTCATCGTATATAGAGGCTTTAGCTTGAGCATAATCGAATGCGGCTTTAACTATATCAAATGGAGTAGTTAATTGAGCATTATTATCATTAATAAACTTAGATCTAAAATCATTAGAACGAGCTTGTGAAAATTTAATATTAGGTTTACCATTAGATTTCTCTGAATAGAAGTTAGAATACTTTTTGAATAATGCAAATGTTTGCTTGTTTTTATTAAGAGCAAATTCAGTTGCATTAAGAGCATGAAGTTCATATTGAGAAAGAACTGTATCTATAATAGGAATTCCACTTTGTGCAGCAGAATCTAACCATTTAATAGCAGTAGATAAATCAAGATTATCACCTAACATAGTACGTATATTTTCTTGAATATCTTTCTCAGTTACAAGATATGGACCAATATCATCAGATTCAAATCCAGTTTCAACGAGTTTATCTTGAATATATTTAAATTTAGTATTAAAGCTAGCATTATGTGATTTTTGATTCATCATAATACCAAAATAAATCTTAGAAGCATCAATAACTTTGCGCTTAAGAGGAATTATTTCCGCATATAAACCTTTAAGATTAAGAAGAGCTTCATTAAAATCTTTAATTGAATCTTTAATAGTTTGAGAAGCATTTTCAAAACTAGCTTCATCAATAGGATTTAAATCTTCAATATAAGTTTGAGATTTAATAAGACTACTAAGTTTATTTAAATCGGTAACCCATTGTTTACGATCAACAGGAGTTTTCTTAGTCCATAAATCAGCAATACTATTAGTATTTAAATCAATGACTATATTATTAATCATATCTTTAACACTCTCAAATATTCTAGCATTATACTTGAAGGTATCAATGTAATTAGGAAGACTATTCATATCCCTACCTAGTTTAGCTATTTCATCTTTAGCTCTAGCGTCTAGTTTCTCTAAATCAGTATTAAGTTCTCCCATGATAGACATTTCATCTCGAAGTAACTTAGTATTACCAATAGCTGTCTTCTCAACTTCATAAAGAGTATTAATAAATTCTAGATTTGATATACCTAATCCAGTATTATCATCTGCTACAAACTGAGTATCTAAAACCATAGAGAACTTAGGCGTTGTACTATTAATAGTATGAATTGTAGTTGTAGCATTCTTTTTAATACCAATATAATCAACTATAATATCATTAATACCATCAGCCTGAATTGCACTAATATTTGTTGGATTTAGCCTTTGAATAAGGCTCTCTAAGCCCTTGAAAATTTGTCCT